GTCGCGTCGCGGACTCACCGCTACTGCGGGACGGGCGACCTGGTGGCCGACCTGCCTGAGCTGATCATGGACATGCAGGTGATCCCGGCCGCCCGGTGGCTGCTTGAGCTCAAGACGACGGCCTCGGGTGTGTGGCCGGAATCGGCGCTGCAAGCCACCGCCTACCGCCGCGCCGAGATGTACGTGCACCCCGAGCACCCCGAGGTCGAGCAGAGCATGGACCAGCTCGGCATCGAGCGGGCGGGCGTGGTGTGGATCAAGTCCGACGCCTGCGAGCTGCGGCCGGTGTCGACCGATGACGAGCTGTGGGAATTCTTCCTGCACGCCCGGTGGATGTACGACCGATTCGAAAAGGTCGAGGGCACGAGCGATATCCGGTTGCCGTCCGGGTGGCTGGGCTCCCCCGCGACCACGGGCGAGCTGATCGCCAACTACTGATGAAACCCAAAGCGGGCGCGCCCCGCAAAGACGCGCCCGCCGATACCCGACCCCCATCAAGCCGCAATTGAATGGAGGCTCAAGATGAGTCCCAGCCTAACGGTACGGATCCCGTGATGGGCCGCACTAACGGCTATGAACCCGCCGTGTCGCTCCGCGCCTGGGCCGAGGAGGCCGAGGCCGCGGCCGGGATAGCCAAGGCGCTGGCGGGCACGCCATTCGTGCCCGACCAGCTCAGGCGCTATACCAATCCCGACGCGCCCCCGGCCAAGCGGGTACTCGACTACGACGCCACGGTGGCCACCGTGACCGCCGTGCTGCTGGCCGGCCAGGAGCTGGGATTCGGGCCGATGGCCTCGCTGCGCTCGATCACGATCATCAAGAACACCGTCGCGCTGTACGCCATCGCCGCCCGCGCCCTGCTGCTCCAGCACCACCACGAGATCATCGTCAAGGAGTCGACCAGCCAGCGGGCCGTGGTGGTCGCCCGCCGCGAGGGCGGGGAATGGCAGACAGCCACCTGGGACCTGGACCGCGCTCGCACCGCCCGGCTGTTCCCCGGCACGGAATTCTCCAACTGGCGAACCCAGACCAAGGCGATGCTCGTAGCGAGGGCGACCGCCGAGGCGTGCCGGTGGATCGCCGCCGACGCGATGCTCGGCCTGCCGGTGATGGCCGAGGAGCTGGAGGAGAACGTCGACGGGCAGGTCCCCGCACTCGACCCCGGCTCGGCGCAGACCGAGCCGTCGCCGCCCGAGCTGCCCAAGACCACCAAGCGCAAGACCGCCGCCCAGCGGGTCGCGCTGCCCGCGGCCACCATGCCGCCCGCGCCCGAGCCCGCGCCCCCGGCCGCGCCGGTCCCGCAGGAGCCCCGCCGCGTCGAGCCCCGGCTGACGCCCAAGCAGCGGGGCCGCATCCTGGCCAACCTGCGCGACCTCGGGTTTACCAGCCGCGAGGAAGTGCTGGCGCTGCTCAGCGCGTGGCTGGGCCGCGCTGTCGGGTCGACCAACGACCTGACGCCCGACGACGCGGTGACGGTGATCGAGCGACTCGACGCCCTGCTCAAGCTGGGCGCTCACCAGAACGGTGATCACACCGCCGACCCCGCCGCCGACGCCGGGCCCGCCGACCCCGCCGAGCCGCCCGAGGAGCCGCCCGATGCGGAACCTGACTGACGCCGAGCTGGCCGGCATCGCACGGCGGGCCGAGCTGGCATTCTGCTACGACGACCGCCCGGCGCTGCGCCCCGAGGACGTAGCCGACCTGATCGCCGAGGTCCGCGAGCTGCACGCCCAGCGCAAGCACCTGATCGCCATGAACCGGCAGCTGACCGCCCAGCTCACCGACCACCGCGCCCACTACGACGGCGGCCTGGTGCCCGACGACCCGCGGGAGCTCGAGTTCCCGTGAAGCACCGCTGCCCGCGCATCGGCCCGCCAGGCGGGCGGTCCCGGTTCGCCGCCCGCGTCCGCGCCGAGCTGCACGCCGCGGCCGACCTGATCGAGCCCGCGCACCGGCTGCCCGAGCTGCGCGCCCGCATCATCGCCACCGGACAGGAGCCCCCGCCATGCCCGAGACCCACCGCTGCCCGGCCGGGCAGTGCATCGCCCAGATCGCCATGCGGTTCCTGATGTGCGGGGACCACTGGGCGATGGTCCCCAGGCCGCTACAGCAGGCCGTGTACGCCGCCTACGACCACGGCCGGGGCCTGGGTACCGAGGAGCTGCTGCACGCCCAGACAGCCGCTATAGACGCCGTGAACTCGCGGCTCACCCAAGGAGGATCGACCCATGCCTGACGTCAAGAGCACCGCGCTGCTACCGAGGGGCGAGGCAAACGGGCTCGCCACCATCGCCGACGAGCTGGCCAAGAACCCGCGCCAGCTCCGCGCCGCGATGATCGTGTTCGACTGCAAGCGCGGCACCGAGGACTACGACCTGGACGACAAGGTCATCACCGTGAGAATCCGCCGCGTGGCCCGGCTGCTGCCCATCGACCTCGACCAGGCCGAGGCGATGCTGCGCCGGTCGGTGGAATTCGACTCGGGGCAGACGACGCTGGAGTTTGAGCTGGAGGACGAGATCCGCAAGGCGTTCGACGCCATGCGCGAGCCCGACAGCCCGGTCGACCCCGACGAGCCCGATAAGGGCAAGGAGGCCGGCCAGTGACCGCCACGCCCGAGGCCGGGGCGCTGATCATGCCGGGCCCCGACCTGCCCGGCCCGCTGGCGATGGCCCGAGACTGGGCCTCGACCGTCTCGTACATCGCCGCCCGCGAGCCGAACAGCCCCGGCGCGGGCAAGGCGCAATTCGAGGCCGCCCAGATGGCGTCGTTCATGGCGCTGGTCTCCATCGCCGAATCCCTGGCCGAGATCACGCGGGTGCTGGTCAAGGCCGACGCGGAGATAGCCGACCGGGAGGAACCGTGACGGGGTGGCAGCTCGTCACGCTGTGGGCCATGACGGCGTTCGCCGCGTTCGGCCTGCCCGGCTACTTCGTCGGCTGGTGGAATGGGCGCCGCTGCCTGCGGCACGTCCTCGACCCGGCCAACCTGCCGCCCGTGCTGACGGTCGTGCACGAGGTGCGCATCGTCTCACCGGACACCGCCACCACGATGCCGCTGAGCCGGGCGATCGAGCCGCCGTGGCTGTGGAGCGAGCAGCAGGTCGCCCTGGACGCCATCGGGCGGGAGGTCGGCCAGATGATCGACGCGACCCGGCAGCGGGCTGGCTGGTATGACCAGCGGTGAGCCCTACGTCTACAGCGAGGTCTACCCGCTCAGCCGCGGCCACTACGTCTATCGGTGCTGGGACGCGGCGGGCCGCTGCCTCTACATCGGCCGTGCGGGCGAGTGCCGCCCCTGTCGTGTCAGCTCCCGGCTTGGGGAGCATAAGCGCAAAGCCTGGTGGCCCGACGTGACCCGCGTCGACGTAGCGGTGCTGGCGAGCCCGCAGGCGATCTGGGCCGAGGAGCAATTCCAGATCGAGCAGCACGACCCGATCCATAACCAGCGGCTACGGGGCCGGTGCCCGATCGGGCATGACCTGAGCCTGCCCCGAGCGCGGACCACGAACGGGCAGTGCCGCCTGTGTCACAATGCGGCCGTGCGCCGCATTTCAGCCCGGCCTGGGCCGCAGGCGCAGAGGGCTAAGTATCGGCGACGGCCCGAGGTTATGGAGAGGTCGCGGCGGCAGTGGAGGCGACGCCGCTACGGCCCGTCGCCCGGCCAGCAGCCCCTATGGAGGTCTGAGCCGTGAGTCAGACCAAGGGCAAGCGGGCCGCGGGCTGGGTAGCCGACTACCTGCGCCGCTGGTATCCCTCGGCTGAGAAACCGGGCAGCAGCTCGCTGCGGGGCCGCGACGTGCTCGGCACCCCCGGCCTGGCCGTGGAGGTCAAGACCGGCGTTGAATGGCGAACCAAGTGGGTCGACCAGGCCAACGGGTACGCCGCGCCCGGCGAGCTGGCCGTGATCTTCTACCTGCCGCCCGGCTGCGGGTCGCGGGACGTGGGCCATGCGCTGGCCGTGCTCCCGATCCACGCCCTGATGCCGCTGCTGGTCGCGGCCGGGTACGCGCCCGAACCGGAGGTGTGATGGCTGACGCCGACGACCTGTATGACCCCGGCCCTTACGCCCCGATGGCGCTGGCTTACGACGAGGACCCCAAGGTGGCCGCGCTCGCCCGGTTCGGTGAGGACGCCGGGCTGTGCCGCGACCTCCACCTCGCGGTGATCCGGTATGGCAACCGCGCCCGCACTGACGGCCTCGTGTCGACGGTCGAGCTGCGTCGGCTGGCTTACCCGCTGCCCCCCGACCGGGCCGACCAGATCATCGAGCACCTCGCCGACGCGGAGCTGATCGCACCTGTCGATGGCGCGACGATGGCAACCGCTATAGGGTCTGCCATGCCGGTGCTATGGCGTGCCATCAACTGGACCAAGTGGAACCGCACCGCAGAGTGGCTTGCGCGGCAGTCAGAGCAGCGTTCCGAGGCCGGGAAACTGGGTGCGAAAGTGCGCTGGGAGCGCCGTGAACCTGCACGTCGGAAGGCTCGGATGGCGGGTGCTATGGCACCTGCTAAGCAGTCGCCTAGGCAAAATCTAGCTACTAGTACTGGAACTAGTACTGACAAAGACAACGTCCGTACGACCCGTACAGGTAGTGAGCCCGCGCCCGCCGCCACGGATGACGACTTTCATCACCAGATTGTCGCCCTGCTCGCGGGCACCGGGCACACCGTGACCTACGCCGACGCCGTGGTGATCGTGGAGACGATGCTGATCGGGCGCAAGCCACGCGACCCTCGGGCCTACGTGCTCCGCGCCGTCCGCAACGACCCGGCCGCTGCGGTGCGGCTGCTCGTCCGCAAGCCCGAGCGCCCCGTCGTCCGGCCCGCGCTGGAGGTGCTCGCCGAGGACAACCACGGCGGCACCGACCGCGTGGCCGAGCACGCCGAGGAGGCCCGCCGCCTGCTCGGCGTTCAGCCCCCTGAACGCCCCGAGGGCGAGCCCGACCTGGTGGCCGCGGGCGAGGAGGACGACCGGCTCGCCCGGCAGAAAGCCCGAGCCCGAGCCCGCGACGCCGAGCCCGCCCAGGCCGACCCCGGCGTTGACGCCGAGCTGCCCGACTGGTGAGACTGGACCCCGGACACCTTGGGAGGATCCCGATGGCACGCACCCGACGCACGACCACCCGCCACGTCATCGTCGCCGCTGGTCGGTACCGGGGCCGCGAGGTCGTCACGGGCCGCTACGCGACCTGGCCCGCTGTTCGCAGCAGCTCCCGCCAGTACGCCGCCCCGGCCATCGGCCTGGTCCCGGCCGGCCGCATGACGGCGGTCTACACGCCGCGATGACCCGGCCCCCGGCCCGGATGGCTGGCGCTCAGCGGTACGACCCCGACGCCGAGCTGGCCAAGCTGGCCGAGCACCCGGACAACCCGCGCCAGGGCGACGACGAGACCGTGGCCGAGTCGATCGACGTGAACGGGTTTTACGGGGCGATCATCGTGCAGGCGTCGACCGGCCGCATCCTCGCCGGGCACACCCGGCGCCGCAACCTGCTCGACGCCGGGGCGACCACCGGGCCCGTGCTGTGGCTCGACGTGGACGACGCCCGCGCCCTGCGCATCCTGCTGGCCGACAACCGCTCGGCCGAGCTGGCGAACTGGATCCCCGGCAAGCTCGCCGACGTGCTCGCCGCGATGGGAGCGGACATCGCGGGATCCGGGTTCACGGTCGCGGACGTGGCCGTGGCCATTGCGCAGGCCGCCGACGCCAGCGGGGCCAGCCGCGACTACGACCCCGACCGGATCGGGTCGGTCCTGGTGATCCACGCGCCGGTCGAGCTCCTCGACCGTTTCCGCGCCGTGCCCGGCGACACCGACCTGGCCCGGCTGACCGGCCTGCTCGACCGGGACCGCGAGGCCGTGGTCGCGTGAGGCTCCTCGGCCTGGCCGTGGTGCTGGCCGTCGCCGCGTGCAGCTCGGCCGCCCCGCCCGCGCCGCCGCCCGCCGCCCCGGCCCCGGCCGCCTGCGGCTGGTACACCGCCACCGCCGCGCCCGGCCAGATCGTCAACGTCACCGCGACCGGCCCCGGCTGTCACGACCGGACGGTGGTCGACCGGCTCACCGCCGACAGCGACCGGCCCTGGACCACCACCGCGCTGATCCCCGGCGCGATGGGCACGCTGCTGGCCCAGCTCGCCCGAGGCCGCACCACCGTCCGCGTCTGGTTCACCGGGCCGCCCACCGGGCAGGCCGGGCCGCTGGCCGGCCGGATCGCCGACGCCTTCCAGGCGGCAGGCTGGCGGCCGGTCGCATGAGCTGGTGGGGCTGGCTGCTCGTGTGCCTCGGCTGCGCGTCGTTCGGGGCCATCGTCGGGTTCTTCGCCGCCGCGCTGATGGTCGCGCCCCGGTGGCCCGGATGAGCTGGTGGCTGCTCGGCTCGGGCCTGGTCTGCGGCGTGGTCGTCGCCGCGGTGCTCTGCGCGCTCGACGCCTACCTGCGGAACCTGCGCCCGTGACCCGGCTAGGCGTAGGTGAACGCCGCCGCCTTGACGATGTTGCCCGCCGGGTGCTGCACCGTCACGTCGACCGCACCGGCCGCGTGCGCCGGGCTCGTCACCGTGAGCAGCGAGTCGCTGGTGACCGCGAACGCCGTGCCCGCCGTGGTGTCGAACAGCACGCCCGTCGCGCCGGTCAGCCCGACGCCGTAGAGCTGGACGACGGTGCCGCCCGCGACCGCGCCGCCAGGCGGGACGATCTGGCTCACCTGCCGCGGGCCGATCGTGACGCGGACGGTGCCGCTGTCGCCGTTCGGTGCCAGCGCCCGCACCGTGAACGTCCCGTCAGCCGCGAACCGATACGACGCCGAGGAGCCGCGCAGCATGGTCCCGCCGCCGCTCCTGCCCGCGTCGAAGTCCCACGCGAGCGGGTCCGTCCTGCCCGTGGTGAAACCGACCGTGCGCCGGTCGATCGGATCGCTGACCGCTGTCACCGTGAACGTAGCCATGCGGCACCTCCTCCCGCCAACATAACCCCGGCCCCGCCCGCCCGGCTGGGCGTGGCCTGCATACCGGCCATGAGGTGGGCAAACCGCTCCCAGACGCGGCTGATGTGGTTGTACCCAGGAGGGGGCTCGGAGCCCCCACGGCGCTGTGGGAGCCGCCCAGCCGGTGTTCGGCCCAGAGCGTCTAGCCGGTCGCCCTCCATAATCAGGCCCCGGCCGGTCAACCCTTACGAAAACCGGCCGGGGGGCGGCTGCGCCTTGCTGTCGGTACCTGGCACTCGGGGAACGCAACCGCCGCCGTGACCCTATCGCTGCTCGCGTCGTATGCGTTCGCCAAGGACTGGCGGCCGGTCCCCGAGGGCACGCACGTCATGCTCGACTCGGGCGGCTACTCGGCGTATCAGATGGGCATCGAGATCACGCTGCCCGGCCTCGCCGCGTGGTACCGCTCGATCCCCGCCGAGCGGTACGCCTCACTCGACGTGATCTACGACCCCGACACCAGCCGGGCTAACGCGCTGGCGCTGCGCGACCTCGGCGTCGAGACGATGCCCGCCGTCCACGCCGGGACCGACCCGCGAGAGGTCGACCGCCTGGCGGGCGACGGCTTCAAGCGGCTCGCGCTCGGCGGGCTCGTCAACAAGCACAACGCCCGCGACCAGGCCGACGCCTGGATGCACGCCTGCCTCGACCGCGCCGACCACCACGGGATGACCGTGCACGGCTTCGGGCTCTCCCCGTCCAACCCGCGCCGCCTCCCGCTGATGATGCGATTCGACTCGCTCGACTCCTCGACCTGGCTGGCCGCCCGCTACGGCCGGGACACCCGGCTATGGGATGGCCGCGCCTACCGCTCGTTCAACATGAACACCGACCGGATGACGATGGCCGCGATCATGCGCCGCTGGCCCGGAGACTGGACCCCGGCGCTCACCCGCCGCCGTGGTGGCGGCAACAGCGCGGCCAGCCTGCGGCAGCTCCAGCTCGCCGGGGCCGCGTCGATGCTCGCGTTCGGGCGGTGGCTGCGGCAGGAAGGCGGGCCGCGGGTGTACCTTGCGAGCTACCTGTCGAACATCGCGGCCGAGGATGACGCCACCGTGCTGGCCCTGGCCGACGCGATCGGACCACGCGAGGAGAGCGCATGACCGCGACCGAGACACCGCCTGTCGGCCAGCCCCTGCCGCCCAAGCTGATCGACCTGCCCGGCATCGAGGCCGCCACCCGCGACCTGCTCGTGGCGCTCGGGCAGGGCGGCAAGGCCGAGGTGATGGAGCAGACCCCGCGCCGCGTCGCCGAGCTGTACGCCGAGGTCATCAACCCGGCCGCGCTCGACATCGAGCTGGGGTGGAAGCTGTTCCCCAACGACTGCGGGTACGACGACCTGGTGATCGTGACCGACACCCACTACGTGTCGTATTGCGAGCATCACCTGGCCCCCGCGTTCGGCGTGGCGCACTTCGCCTACGTCCCCGGCGACTACCTCACCGGGTACTCCAAGGTCAAGAAGGGCCTGAACTACCTGGCCCGCCAGCCCGTGCTGAACGAGCGGCTGCTGGTCGAGGTGCTCGACGCCCTTGAGCAGGTGATCATGCCCAAGGGCGTGGCGCTGCAACTGCGGTCCACGCACTGCTGCCTGGCCATGAAAGCCAACGCGCCCGCCCAGGAGATCGTGACCGTGCAGGGATTCCGGGGCGTGCTGCGCGACGACCCCTACCGCCGCGAGTTCATGGAGGCGGCATGGTCCCGCCCGCCCACGTTCGTCGGGTAGCTCCCGCGCACGACCCGGCCGAGGCATCGCTGCGGTTGTTCCAGTCGATGTATGGCTGCACGCTGCACCCGGCCGGGCTGCTGCACTCCCTCGCCGCCATCCTCGACGCCGAGGCCGAGGGCCGGTTCACGATGGCCGACGTTGCCAAGGTGGTAGCCGGGCGGGCCCGCATCGCGCAGGCCACTGCCGCCGAGACCGAGGCGTGGCGGTACGACGTGATGGTGGCGCTGTGCCAGCGGCTCGCGTAGTCGTCGTCATCGGGAAGGGCTCGGACTGCCCGGACTGGGTGCGGCGCCTGGCTTACGGCTGCGGGGTGCAGCTGGCCAACCTCCACCCCCGCGTGGTGCTGGTCAACGGCGGGCTCGGCGGCGTGATGGATGCCAGCGCCCACGGCATGACCGAGGCGGGCGGCGTGGCCATCGGCCTGGTCCCCACGCCCGGCCGCGCCCCGTCCAAGCACCTGACCTACGCCCTGCGCCTCGGCCTGCCCGTCCACTATCGGGACATCACCACCGCGCAGGTCGCCGAGGTGGCCATCGTGCTGCCCGGCAGCCACGGCACCACGATCGAGGGGTGGGCGTGCGCCGACCGGGGCGTCCCGCTGGTATCCGTGGGCGACCACGACGGCAGGCCCACCCAACATCTCCCGTTCACCTGCTCGGCCACCCCCCTCGACCTGGCCGCCACCGTGGCCAGGCTCCTCGGCCTAAGCTGAGCCATGCCCACCCGCGCACCCGCCGCCTGCCCGGCAGCCCGGTGCACCAACCCCCGGCCCTGCCCTGCACACCCGAGCAGGTGGGCCGAGGGGCTGCCCGGCCGCAGGATGCCACCCGGATGGTACGGACCCCACGGCACCCGCGCCCGCATCCTCGACCGCGACGCCCACGCCTGCCGGTGGCCCGGCTGCTCGGCCCCCGCCACCGAGGTGCACCACACCCGCCCCGGTGTGGAGGCCGACCACCTGCTCGTCTCACTCTGCCCCCCGCACCACCTGCTCGTGACCCAGGCCCAGGCCGCCCGCGCCCGGTCGGCCGCGCCGCCGCCCGGCGTGCCGGGATGGCTCCTCGGCCGGGTCGACCCGCCGCCGAGCGCAGCAGGTGACCGGCCGCAGGGGGTGACCGATCGCCGGGCGGTGACCGGCGCAGCCGGTGACCGGACGCCGAGGGTGACGACGCCCGGCGCAGCCGGGCAGCGCTCCCACCTGCGACGACGCGCCGCGTCGCCGGGGGTGGGGGGTGACCCCGAGGCCGCGCAAGCGCGGCGGGGCGGTACCCGTGCCCGCGCGTAGCGCGGCAGGTTTCGGCCTTTTTCGGTCACCGGAGGTGACCGGCGAGGCCGTCGTCGCAGGCCAGCGGCCTGCGCGTCCCCTGGGGCCGGTCGCCTGCGGCGATCGTCACCCTGCGGAGCCGGTCACCGAGAGCGTCGGCCGCCAGGCGGCCCCCGGTCGCCTAGCGGAGCCGGTCACCCAGCGGAGGCGGGGCCGGTGACCGACTCCCGCGAGTGGGCAGCGGCCCGCGACCGCGACATCGCGGCCGAGCTGCACCGCGACATGGCCGCCGCGGTGGCCGACCCCGAGACCGCCGCGCACAACTGGCTGGCCCGGCTCACCGCCGAGGGCGCGACGATGCCTGAGTGGTGGCACGTCCTCAAGCTGGCCGAGGAGGGCGGCGAGGCCGTCCGCGCCTGGCTGCGGGTGCGGGGGCTGGCCCGCGAGCACGCCGAGCCCGCCGAGCTGGCGGGCGAGCTGGCCGACGTGGTGATCACCGCCTACGCCGTGGCCGAGCTGCGCGGCCTGGACCTGCCGCAGGCGATCGGGGTCAAGCACGCCGTGCTGATGACCCGCGACCTGGGCGACCTGGGCGGGCGGGCCCGTGGCTAGCGGCCGGGTGCTGGTCGCCTGCGAGTTCAGCGGCATCGTGCGCGACGCCTTCCGCGCCCGCGGGGTCGACGCGACCTCGTGCGACCTGCTGCCCACCGAGCGGCCCGGCCCGCATATCCAGGCCGACGTGCTGACGGTGCTCGACCAGGGCTGGGACCTGATGGTCGCGTTCCCGCCGTGCACGGCGCTGTGCAACTCGGGGAACCGCTGGCACCACGGCACGCCGTCCCGCCTGGCGGCGCTGCGTTTCGTGGTCTCCCTGATGGCCGCGCCGATCCCCCGCTGGGCGATCGAGAATCCGCCCGGCGCGATCAACTCGATGATCCGCCGCCCCGACCTGATCATCGAGCCGTGGCAGTACGGCGCGGCCGAGACCAAGACGACGTGCTTCTGGCTGCGGAACCTGCCGCCGCTGCTGGTCGGCGACTGGGTGGCCGGGCCGTACCGGGCGCGGGTGCACCGTGAGCCCGACAGCCTGGACAGGTGGAAGCGCAGGTCGCGGACACTGTCCGGGCTGGCCGAGGAGATGGCCGCGCAGTGGTCGGCGTTCGTGCCCGAGCTGGTGGCCGGTGGGTAGGCGCGGGCCGGCCCCGGCCCCGACGTCGCTCAAGCTCGTGCGGGGCGACGAGCGGCGCCGCATCAATACCGACGAGCCCCGCCCGGCCGCGCTGCCCGTGGTCAAGCCCGGCTACCTGTCGAAGCTGGCGGCCGAGGAGTGGGACCGGGTGGCCCCGCACCTTGAGGCGATGCGGACGCTGACGGCGGCCGACACCACGGCGCTGGCGGTCTACTGCGAGGCCGTGGCCCGGTGGCGCGGGCTGGCCGAGCTGGTGGCCAAGTCCCCGCCCGTGATCCAGCGCGAGGGGCTGCTGGTCAAGAACCCGGCGTACAGCCAGGCGCGGGACGCGGCGATCGAGGTCCGCATGTTCGCCCGCGAGTTCGGGCTGACGCCCTCGGCCCGTGCCGGGATCCGGGTCGACGTGCACCACCACGCCGAGGGGGCGGCCCGGCTGCTGGGCTGAGCTGCGCGCAATCTGCGCGTAATTGCTGACCTGCCATACTGGCGGGGCGGGGCCGGGGCCAATCACCCGCGTCCGGGTCACGGCCGGGGCCAGGGCGCTGAACGGTGCGCTGGACCCCCGGCCCCGTGCACCCCCGTTTCACGTGGACCCGCGCCCGGCCCGCTGGGCAGCTCTGGGCTCGCTGTGGGGGCTGTGGCGCGGGGTGCCCGGTGTGGTTGTGTGGGGGCA